TTTAAATCAATCAAGCATATTTGATAATATGTATGACAACGAAACAATTTCTTGTTTTTGTGGAGATTAATATGGATAGTAAATTAGATTATTTTGATATAACTTCACAGATTTATACACGTTTAGAGATGGAATATGGCTGGGCCACTCCAAAGGCACAAGACAAGGCAGAGCTTTGGAAGTTTTTAGCTTCCCAGTTAGCTAGGCACGATGATATGGTTGTCCTGTCTTGGGAAGAAGCTTTAGATAAGATTTCTGATGAAGGTAGTGAGTTTCCACCAAAGATACCAAAGCTGCTAATGATGATGAGACGTTGTGCTAGGTTAAGAACAGAAAGGTCTGATGAGTTAGTTAAGTATTTACAGGAAAAGCAAAATGTCTAAGCTTCGTAAATATGCAAAGGGCCAGCCATGTCAAGTCATGCTTTCTCGTGTGTGTATATCGGGTGGTGAGAATGAAACAACGATACTGGCCCACCTTCCATCATTTGGAATGGGAACTAAAAGTCCAGATTTGCTGGCAGCGCATTGTTGCTCAGCATGTCATGACGTTATAGATGGCAGAGTGACGAGTGATAAAGACCTAGACATGATTCGTAATTTTTTCAATGAAGGTGTTGTACGGACAATAAGAAAATTATATGCCGATAACATTATTAATTTATAACTAAGGAGAAAGCAATGCCACAAGGTAAAGGTACATACGGAAAAACTAAAGGAAGACCACCTGTAAAAAACAAAAAGAAAAAAAAATAATAACTAAGGAGTAGAAGATGGAATATTTAGATAAAGCAATAACATGGGCCAAGGCTCACAAGCCAATGGCAATCATTGGAATTTTTATTGTTCTTGGAGTTTTAGCAAATTTATTGGGGTTAAGTTAATGAAAAACTATAAACCTTATTGGTCAAAAAGCTTGAATAAAGAAGAGCTTCTTAAATTGGATGCTGTTAAGTTAGAGCGCATAGGTCGCAAGCATGGCATTGAGCTTGATAGACGTAGGACTAAAGAAAGCTTGGTTGACACTTTGTACGCTGTCCTATAATGAAAATGGGTGTTACTAGGGGGGAAGAGGAAACAGCTATAAAGCTATTCCCAAGTTTTATTGCTTCCTTTTTAAACTTAGTTGATAGTAATAGAGTAATTATCAAAATTACAGAAGACAAATTAACTCGTTCTCAACGTCAAAACAAATTGTATTGGTCTTGGTTGAAAATAATTTATACAGAAACAGAGCAGCCAATTAATGATTACTTTGAAAGTGGTAAATGGCACAAAGGAATGCACACAAGATTTAAGTGTGACTTTCTTGGTAAAGAGTATTACGGTGATGGCGAGTTAAAAATTAAAAGCACTAAAGATTTAAAGGTTGCAGAAATGTCTGAGTTTCTTGAACGAGTGAACCAATGGAGTGCTGAGTGGGGTATTAGATTGCCACAGCCTGATGATAGATTATAGGAGTAAGAGTTGATAGACGAGATTACAAAGTTAACAGATAAGTTTCAAAAAATTAAGAAGATAGCTGAAAGTGGAAGATACCTTTGTAAAGATGAGATGGGTAAGAATAACTTTGAACTTATTATTCGTGAGCTAGAAGGCAGCAATTGGCAGAACTGGCAAAAAGAAAATGCAAAAATTCCTAAAGATGGCTCATAGCGTAGACGAAGTAATTGAAGACTTTGATGATGATGAAGCAACAGATTTTTATTTTACTGCTTTAATAGTTATTGCTGATGAGTTTAATATTTCTGTTAATGATGCTCACTTAGGCATTGTTGATATGAAAGAAGAAATGGATTTAATAGTAGATAGAACTGATGAACATGAGAAGCATACTAAACACTAATGGATAACCAAATGCCTATCCTTATTGGTGATGGATTAAAAGACAATCAGATTAAGTTTATCAATGCTTACGTAAATAGCTATTGTAATGTGAGCAAGGCTTGTAAAGCTGTTGATATATCTAGGCAAACATTCTATGCGTGGTCAAAAGAAGCTGACACATTCAGAGAAGCAGTTGAACAAGCTAAAGAAGCACTAAAGGATAGATGGGAAGATGAGATTAATAAGCAAGTGTTTGAAGATAGAAACCCAGTAGTGCTTAACAAATTTGCTCCAATGGTTCTAAGGGATAGAGGTTACGCTGACATTAAAGATGTGAACTTATCAGGCCAGCAAGATAACAACGTAGTGATTACTGTAGTTGAAGCATTAGAGGATAATCTTGAAGATTGATTTACAGCTCACTAAAGAGTTCACTCCATTCCTTGAGCCAAAAAGATATAAATGCGTTTTTGGAGGCAGAGGTTCAGGCAAGTCTTTTTCAATAGCACAGCTGTTAGTGCTTAAAGCATTTAAAGAACCTACGAGAATACTATGCGCCAGAGAAATACAACGCTCTATATCTGACTCAGTGTTGCAGCTCCTAGGTGACACAGTAACAAGATTAGGTCTTAATGATTTCTTTGATGTTCAGAAGTCACAAATCATAGGTAGGAATGGTTCACGCTTTTTATTCCTTGGTTTAAGTAACAATATTAGTAAGGTAAAGTCTTATGAAGGACTAGACGTTTGTTGGGTCGAAGAGGCTGAATCTGTTTCATACACCAGTTGGGAAACTCTTATTCCGACGGTCAGAAAGAAAGGCTCTGAGATATGGGTCAGCTTTAATCCTAATGATGAGATGGATGACACTTACCAGCGTTTTGTTGTTAATCCTCCGCCTGATGCCTATGTCAAGAAGGTCAACTACAATCAAAACCCATGGTTTCCAGAGGAGCTTGAGAAGGAAAGGCTTTATCT